AGGCTCAACGCCCACACGCCGGCGTACGACGTGCTGTACCAGTACCCGCCGGAGAGCAGGCACATGTTGGCGCGGTGGTACTCATATAGTCCGTCAATACCGAACAGCGCAGATCCTCCACCGCTTTTTCCCGTCGGCAGATAAATTCCGGCGCCTGTTATTCGATAGCCGTCTTCGGTCGTGGCGTGGTCGAGTACTTGATTGCCTCCGTTTCCGAAGCGGGCCCAGCCTGACCCGCTCCCGATATGCGCCAGAGTGGTCGGATCGTAAAGTGTCGCCAGATGAGCAGCATCGCCCCACGCAGCCATACTGCCGGTCTCGCCGGCATTCCATCCGCTGGCAAGCGCATTGACATCTACAGACTCTTTCAGGATATAGAATGCCGCTGCGTCGTTCTGCAGTGCCGCATCGCCAGCACTGGAGCCGGGGCGGGTCATCCCCGTGTTGATTTCCCACATATTGCCGTTGAGGTCGGCAACACCGCAGGCTTGCCCGTTATCTGTCGTCTTCGCGAACGGGCTTGCCGAGCCTGTTTTTCCGCAGCTTGAGTATCCGTCAGTGATGTAGACGACGGATGTGTCGTCGACATCGCGCAACGCATTATTGTTGTTGCCCTTGGGGTAGTTTTTCTCGCCAGTTCCGTCGAACCATGCGCAGGTCTCCAGGGTCGCGCGCTGGCCGTGCGCCATCGAGATCATGGCCCCGGTAGTAAACTGGAATCGTGACGCGCAATGGAATTGCGCCCCGCGCGTCTTTGCGGCATCCAGCGCGCCCGCGTAGTTATTTCCTGGCGCTCCGGCAAGACCAGAAAACCCGTTGTGCGCGCCGGAGCTCGACAGCGGGTTTCCGTTCTTGATCGAGCTGGCGATGCCGCCGTTGTTTGAACACTGGTATTTGTCCAGCATGAAGCCGCGCATCTGCTCGCCGCCGTTGATGAACGCGCGATGCAGGGCGTAGCCAGCTGCCGCGGCCTCGGCGCGCGAGACAAACGCGCGCTCGGGCTGGATGTCGATCGAATTTGCGCCGTATGCCGCAAACGTCGGGTTGTCCGCGTGCCCGATCCGATAGTAGAAAGCCGGCCGCCAGACCATGACGGAGCCGTCGCTGTAATGGTAATTGCCGAAGTTTGGCGAGCGTCGGTCGCGCGTTCCGGCCATTTCCGAGAACCCGCTCGGTAGGCGCGGGGACGGGTACAGCCCGACTCCGAACCCGCGCTCTCCGGGCACGCCGATGTCGTTTGGGCGCTCGCAAAGCGCAGTCGCTGCAGCCCAGCGTTGCTGGAACGTCGTCACAGGGTCGCCCATCCTGCGCAGTACGCGATTTTGGATGCGCCCCATGTGCGCAGCACGACGGTGATCGGGTCGTCCCCGGCTTCCAGCGCGATCGTGTCGAGCGGGCCTGTCTGCACCCAATCACCGGGGATCGACAGCGCAAACGGCCCGCCGGACTCGGGGGGCAGGATGTCGAGCGACGCCCAATAGACCTGGGTCGACGCGTCCGCGCCGGAGGGCATGGGTGCGCTCCAGCCGGCCGAGACATCCTCGGTGAGCTGCAGCGTGTAGTGGTTGCTGTCGAGCGGGGTGGCGATAGCGCCGGCGGTGATCGTCACGGTAGAGACGTCAGGCGGCTGAACGGCCGTCTGCGCAAGCGCGCCTTGCGCGGCTGTCGCGTAAGCATCGGCGTCGGTCGCCGCGGCACCCGCCGCCCCGCGCACGTCCACGGCATCCGCAATCAGCGCGACGATGCCCGCAGCGCCGACGTAGCCGTCAGCAGGTGCAGTGCCCGTGCCTCCCGCCCACGTCACCGCGAACACGCGCCGCTCGCCGTCTGATTCGATGGCGAGCACGGGCGCCCATCCGTTCGTTGCCGGGAGATTGCCGAGGTATTCGGCGAGCTGTGCGCTCGTCAGGGCTGACTCGACTTTGCAACGTTCTTCGGACATCAGGCGGGCTCCGGAATCTCTTCGATGGTCGTCTCGGACTCACGCGCCCGAATCGTGAGGATGCAGCCGTCCGAGGTCTCGACGTAGCAGCCGTCGGCGGTGAGGAGGACGGCGGGGATGAGGGGGTTCGACGTGCGGTTTGCCCCGCGCTCGCGCCCGAGCCCCGCAAACCGCGCGAATCGCCGGAACGTATGCACCGTGGCGCTACTCGGCCCAGGTCGTCGAGCACGGCCTTGATGCTCGTCACGGCACCACTTGGCTGCGCACGCGCCCAAAGGAACCCGACCGGAAGATCCGCGCGCGAGAGGCTTTCGCGGTTCATGCGCGCAAGCTCATATCCGGCCACCACGCCCTCGGCAGGCTCGGCATCAGCAGCCGTTGCGGCAACTTCGAGCACGCCGGGGCCGGCAACAGCGAGCAGAAATGCAACGCCGTCCGCCGCCACCTGGGTCCACGTCTGCCCGATGTCCGGGTTGTGGGTGTCGAGAATCATCGCCCGTTACCCGCCGCAGAGCGTGCCGGCGCCTTCTTCGGTCTGGCCGTAGAAGTGGAAGAAGATGGTTGCGGGGATCGTGATGAGCTGCGTGCGGTTCTCCCAATCGGTCTCGATGGGCTCCGCGGTGATGAAGGCATGCTCGATGCGGGCGCGCTGGATGAACGACTCCGGGGTGCCGTAGTACACCCATGCGTTGAACCGCGCGGTCCCGGTCTGGTCCTTGCAGATCAGCATGTCCTGGAACATCTTGGTGATGGTTCCGTCGGTGCTTTCCTGGAAGGTGACCTGAGACTGCTGGTGGAATTTGCACTGCGAGGGTTGCCACATGCCCGAGCCGAGCGGGGTCGGCACTTCAATGCCTTCGCCGGGCGTCAGCTCGGGCCAAAACTGCGACTTGCAGAACAGCCACTTGTCTTCGTAGCCGTCGATTTGCAGGCTGTAGTCTGCGGCAACGCGCTTATCGCCCGACAGGCGTGCGGCGTCGTGGAACCCTTTGATAACCGATGCGCGCGTAACCGCCATGGCGATAGATCCTCGTCGAATTTGGATGACGGGATCATGGTATGACTCGCGCGATTCGCGCCTTGGCGCGGTTTTCCTACATCCGCTTGGCCAGCGCGCCGATGGACCGGATCACGCCGTTCAGACGCTCCACGACGGCGACCTGGATCTTGGACTCGGCGCCGATCCAATCGCGATGCTTGCCGAAGGCGTTCGTAGCGAAGAACTCGCTTGCATCGCTTTGCGTGACGCCCATCGCCTCGTTGATGGACGCAGCCCCGCGGTACAGGCACAGTGCCGCGGCAAGCTCAGTCAGGTCGTTGCGCCATTGCGCGCGCCCATGGCCCGAGGTTGGCGCGAACCGAAAACCTCGCCGGGGGCAGCCCGGCGTCCTCCCTGTCGGAGAGGCAGACCAAGCCCTGCGTGTCGGCATCGAAGCGGAAGAGGTGCGTCAGCGCGTCGCGCCCGCGGAAGTACCCGATCAACATCGCCTCGAACTCGCTCTCGGGAAGCGCGCATAACTCGCGCGAGCGTTTCTCGATCCACTCGTCAAGCTCGCCGTCGGTCATATCTGCCGGCGCATCCTCGCCCTCGCGGTACATCTGCCCTGCGGCCAAGCCTGCAATCCACTTCGCGCGCCCGAGCAGCGGGTCAAGGTCCATGCGCTCGATGGCCTCTGCAAGCCGTCCGTCGAGATGCCGCATCCGCCAGGTCTCGCCGAGGATCTCCCCGAGATCGACGGACTCGGGAACCGGCGCAACCTCCGGAACAAGATAGTCCGAGTACACGCCAGAGCCGACCTGAAAATCCGGATCGTTGAGCACGCACGCCAGATAGTGCGCAACCGCAAGCGTGCGCTCGCCGACGCGCCAACGCGCGGGATCGGTCTCGGGATCGACGGATGCAAAACGCAGAAAGGCCGTGGTGTTGGCCTGGTCGAGATGCTCCGGACGCAAGGCGATGTCGATCGCCTGTCCGATCGTCAGCTCGCGCAGTCGCAGCGTGAAGCCGCGGGCGCGGATCTCGGGGAAATGGATCATCAATGCCTCAGAGTTTGAAGCTGCGCAGACTCGACCAATCGGCCGCGTCGTAGGCCTGCCAGGTGGCGAGCGTGCACGGAACCAACAACTCGGTGTGGTAGCCGTCAGCGGTGATCGGGGAATCCATCGGGTAGCCCACGGACTCGATGACAAGCGGCTTGAAGGTGCGGCCCTTGTAGGTGAGGCCCACCATCTTGGGGGTTAAGCTCGGGAGCAGGTTGGCCAGACCGAAGGCCGCGCCGATGTCGCTTGCGCACGGAGGGGTTCCGCTGATCAGCCCGGTCAAGATGCTGTCTTTCTGCAAGCACTGCGGCAGCGCCCATCCCATCAGCGTATCGAACGGCTCCTCCACCTCGCGCTTGGCATCGCCCCAGGCCCGAAAGAGAAAGGTCGCGTTGATCTTCAGCGGAGGCATGCCGGTGAAGACCTGTGTGCTGTTCATTTTGGTCAGCCCGGTGCGTCCGATGCCCTGGGAAATAAAGTCCTCCAATGCGCCACCGCCAATGCCGAGAAATCGCTCGAAAGCACCACCGATGGCACCGATCAGATCAGCCGCGGCGCCGGACTGCACCATCGCCAACAGCGTCGGGCTTGTCGCTTCCGGCCCCATTGCCTCGAACGGCGACTGCCACGCAAGCGAGACCTCCATCGTCGCCTCGGTGATCGGCACGCGAAGGGTCTCGCCACCGATGGAGAGACCCTTGCGATTCACCGGGTAGATGGACGCGATCAGGTGCTCGTTGAGGAGCCCATGCTCGGCGCCCATTGTGCTAGGCGTACTTGCGCTTCATGCCGATGCCCGACTTGATGCGCTTCTTCACCGATACCGCACGCCAGCGCTTGGCCCGAGAGCTATTGGACTTGCTCTGCGCCTTGCGCAATGCGGCCCGCTGCTTCGGCGACAGGCGCTTGGGCGGCCCCGAGATGCGGCGGCTTTTCACGACCTTCTTGCCGTTCTGAAACACCACCATGTTCTTGCGCGCGGCATCGAAGACCGCCTCGGTCGATTCCACGTCGAACGCAAAACCCGAGATCGCGTCGTCCGCGGCCTCGCCCTCCGGTAGCCCGGCGGCGAGCGCGTCGCGCACCCGAGAGGCTGCGTCGTCGGTCCAGTTATCGAGCAGGTCCGCGGCATCCTCCGGGTCGACCCCGTTGGCAACCATGTAGCGCTCGGCGGCTTCCATCGCGATACCGAGCTGTTCTTGCTCGTCGTCGTCGAGGTCTTGATCGTCGTCGCGGTCCACGATGCCGACCAACAAAGCCAGCAGGCGATCGGCAAGCGACTCGCCGGCGTCGAGATCCTCGTCCGTCGTCTCGGCAAACGTGTTGAGCACGGATGCCGCGTGCAAACACATGGACTGCTCCATGTGCGTACAGGCTGCGTTGTCGAGTGCCACTGCACTGTCCAGCGCTGCATCGGGTTTCTCGCGCGGTGCTTGGGTGATCGCGCCGAGCAAATAGTCACGCAGTTCCATCGGGATCTCCTAGCGCGAAAGGGTTTGAGTCACTTCGATCTGCCGCACGGCGCCCTCGTAGCGCAGCGTATAGCGCACGTCGAGCATGTCGTAGGGCCGTTCGCCGTTCGGGTTGGCCGAGAACATAAACGCAGCCCCTGCCATGTCTTCGGACGGGATCAGCCACCCGGATGCTTCCGCGGCACTGAACAAGTCCTGCAGGAACGTCGACATCCGCAGCGCCGCCGTCGACATCGGGAAGCTGTTGATCAGATCCTTTGCAAAACGGGTGACGCGATCGTCGATGTCGGTCGCCATGTCCACGACCGAGATAATCTTGCGCAGCGAGTTATCCACCGGCGCCTGCGTGACCTGATCGCGGAAGACGCAAAACGAGCCGTCGGAGAACGCATCGAACACGACCGGGTTGATCCGCATGCGCTCGAGTGAGTTGAGGTCCATCTCGCCGAGCGCGACGGTTTGACGCAGCCCCGAGCGCGGGACCGGGTGCGAACGACCGGCAATCGGGTAATGCTTCGGCGCAAGACCCTTGGTGTTGGTCGTGATGTTGCGCCGACAGGCCATCGCGATATTGAGCATCGCCGTGCCGAAATAGCCATCAGGATTCACGCCGGACGGATCGATCGACTTCACCGGCGCCCAAAACGCCTGCATCAAGTGCGCTTCCTGCACGGCCTGCATGTTCAGCGACTCGACAAAAGCGATGGCTGACTCCACGCCGAGCGTACCGGGAACATCGAAGCGGAACTGCCGATTGGTCTCGAACGCAAGCCGAGACAGTTGCAGCAGCAGGGCGGCGGACTGCGACCCGCCGGAGGCGAGATACGCAAAATCGTCGTTGGCGCGATACAGCCTGTCGATGGCGAGCTGATAGTCGTCGATCACGTATGCGGTATCGCCCTCGGTGAACACCGAGAGGAGCGCGGACGTGAGGCGATTCTCGCGCCCGTCCAGGTTGTAGCCGTAGAGCGCGTCATCGGGCGCGAACGCGAAGTTGGGGACAACCTCGACCTCGTAGGCATCCGAGAGCCGCGCGAAGACATCCGGCAGGTAGTAGCTGCGCCCGTAGTCGTCCTTGGCGTCGGGGTTCGTGGATCCGACGACGTAGATCAGCGCGCGATTGTCCGCGTCCGACACCCGCACATGCAGCACGTTGGTGGATTGATCCACACCTCCGACGCTCACCGGCTCGGCCCAAACCGACACGCTGATACCGTCGTTGTGGCACTCGAGGTGCTTGATGCGAAGCACGCAATCAACCGCATCGGCGGCAGGAAGGTCCGCGCCCGCGGCGTTCTTGATGGCGTTGTCTTCCTCGACGATCGCATCCGCGCTCGTGCCGTAGGTGAACACGTTGGCGGTTGCGGGCTCGACCGGATCGGATCGCACCAGCACGGCCCAACTGATGTGGGCCTGATCGGCGCGCACCAGACGACTCACCACGGCCGATCCGCCCGAGATCGCAAGGGCCTCGTGCAGTTGCGCGCGAGCCTCGTTGAGCGCGTTCATCCGAATCGTCTCGGCAGGACCGAGCTTCTGTTGCAGGGTATTGAATTCGACCGAGAACGCGCGATCGATTCGCCCGCGCGTCGTGCGCATCGGGATACCGAACGAGCGATCTCCGATCAGACGCGTCGCACGCTGCGAGTTATCGACCAGGGGGTTAAGCTGGACGCCCGGGGCGCGCCCGAGGTTGCGGACGAAGGATACAGGCATCGGTGATTACTCCGTCTTCGCTGCGGGCTTGGGCTTAGCCGCTGGCTTGGGTTGCGGCGCAGCGGGGAGCGTGATCTCCATCGCGATTGCCGCGTTGTTCAGCGTGGCGATGGCCTGCACGTCGGAGACGAAGCGCGCGAACGCATCGCGATCCGAAAGGGTTGCATCGCCCTCGCTTGCCGGGTGCCCGGAGGCACGCAGGTACAGCCCGCCGGCGCCCGGAAAGCTCTGATGCGACGGCAGCTTGTTTGCAGCCCGCACCGTCAACGGGAATTTCAGCCCGGCGAGCCGGGCATCGAGTGTGTCGCGCGCATCCTCCCCGCGAAGGGAAGGAGCGCCGAGAATCAAGGTATTGCTCATGGCGCTCGATCTCCTTAGACGAGGTTGGTGACGTTGATCTTGGCTGCGCCCATCGCGCTCGGGCCATGCGGGTTGACCGCGGTGAAGTTGCGCGCGTAGAACCCGGCGCCGGAGCGCAGATCGGCGTTCACCGCCAACGGGATCACGGTCGGTGCCACGGCATCGCCCAAAACGAACGGGTTGCGGGTGACATCGGTCGCGCGACCGATACACAGGATCTCGCCGCTCGAACCGTTCGCCGCTTCGGTGATCAGGTGCGGCGTGTAGTACACCTCATAGCGCCCGAACAACCGTCCCAAGCGGTAGATGCCGGGCCGCGCCGAGATGCCGGAAGGTTGGAAGATCGTGGAAGGCATCGACATCAATTGTGCGGCGACGAACTTGCCGACGTACAGATGCGTGACACCGTGGTTGAGGGTGTCGACCGCCATCTGCTGATCCACGGCACCGAGCACCGAGGCGAAGTCCTGCCAGATTTCCGAGCGCACCAAGGCTGCGCCGCGGGTTGCGTAGGCGAAATCAAAGGTCTGCTGATTCCCGGCCGCCATGCGCTTGGCCTTGGCCAGCACCTCGTAGTGCCGCTCGTTGGCGAATTGGGTCTGGATCGCCAGCACCGACTCGCCGTAAGGATCGAGGCCAAGCTCGTTGGCCATCTGCGTGCGGGCGTCGATGGAAAGCGAGGTCGTCACGCGCCACGGCTTGGCATGGAGCAGGAAGGTCTCGACGGCGGACACGAGCTGAGGTGCCGTCTCACCGCGCTCGTAGTCGATGAAGCCCTCCACCACGGGGACATAGCCCGCGGGCAAGACCGGGGTGAAGACGGCATCGACGCGACCCGTGTCGGTATTGACCGTGCCGGAAAGCACATGTTGCGTGCCCGCAATGGTGATGGATCCCGCAAGGCTTGACGCGCCGGAACCGGAACTTGAAGCCTCCTGTCCGACCACGCGCCCGGCGACATACACCAGGGTGCGTCCGCGAATCAGCTTCACGCCGTCCGCGGCTTGATTGCATGTGTTCTCGTCGGTTTGCACCCGCGTCAGCGAGCCTTCCCACGTCGGGGTGTCGAAGGTCAGGGTATGCACCCGCGCGCTGGTCACGAAAGGCTTACCCGAAAGCACGCCGTCCATGTTCCCTCCCGCCTCGTAGCCACCATACGTGGTGCCTGCGTTGTGGGTCATGATCGCGAGCTTCGCCTCGTTGCTGCCGATGTCGGCAGGCAGGTAGTGCGCGAAGGGGATCGCTTCGGCGAGCATCGAGACGATGGCGACAACCGCGCGGTTCGTCTGAAGCGCCATCGGATCGGACTGCAGCGAAGTTGCCGAGTCCAAGGAATACTGTTTGCGGGCGTGCTCGGTCGTGGAGTACGCCAAACGCAGCGTCGGTTTCGATCTGATCGGCGCTCGGCTCCTCGCCGTTGCGCTCGGTGTAGATCCGGGCGCCGTCGAGCACGGCCTTTAGAATGCGCGGCGATTGATCGCCGGCTTCATCCAGAACGACTTCGAGATCCTTCGGAACCCCGCCGCGGTTCGTCAGCTCGCCTGCGACACTATCCAGTGCAGCGGAGTCGAGTACGCCCTTGGAGGCATCCGTCGCCTGGTCCTTGAGTGCGGTGTAAAACTGACCGGCGGCATTGGTGGTCGAGCGGGTGATAGTAGGCAGCATGTTGCCGAGACCTCGTGTTTCATGAGTTGGGCACGCCACCGGGGTCGGCTCGGCAGCACGGTAGGCTCATGATGGGCGAGGGTTTCGGGCGGTCTTGGCGGGATTTTCCAAATTGCGAGGCGGGTGTTTTACGGCCCCTCGCCTTCCTCGTCTTCCTCGGGCGGCTCATCGAGATCATTCACCGCCCACAGCAGATCATCGCGCCGGTTGGTGACGTAGCGCACCGAGAACGGCGGGATGTTGTTCACGGTCTCCAAGTTGACGATCTCCACCGGCACCTTCACCGTGCCTTCGTTGTCGAGCCACAGGATCACGATGTCGTTCTTCTCCAGCTCGAAGTAGTCCGGGTCAGTCTCGGCTGGATCCACGGCGAACATGAACCGCAGCTCGGAGGATTCGCTCCACGGCGCGTCCGAGTTGTCGTTCATGATGTTCGGACTCATCGACTCCTCGGCGATCGGCAGTGCCGAGCCGGTCCCGAGCGGGACGAACTCGATGGCATCCTCATCCTCGCTCGAGAGCACGCCGAAACGCTCGGGTGCGTCCGCAGGCGGCTCGGGCGCGGTCGAGCGCTTGCGCAACACCTGCATGGCGATACTGTTGGGATGGTTGTGAATGATGCGCGCCGAGAGGCGATTGACCAGAGACGGGACTTCGTTGAGCACGGCCTATTTCCTCTTGAACGCGCCGAGAATCTTCGCCGCGAGTTTGCCGATCCCGAGCTTCCCGGCAAGCGCCTTGATGGCCGATACCGCGCGATTCTGCCGCTTGGGCTTCGGCTTGGCGGCTTTGGCGGCGGCCCGCGCGGCCTTGCGCATGGCTGCAACCTCCTTGCGTTGTGCGATCTGCCCTGACGTGCGGATCGCGCGCGGCGTGCGCTCGGCGGCTTTGTCGGCGTCGGTTTGGGTGGCCGTGAGTCGCTTCTTGACGACATCCCGGTCACGTTCCTTGTCGATCGCGCGCGCCACGAGCGAGCGAAACCGCGGCGAGGATTCCAGCTCGCCCATCGTGCGGATCACATGCTTGCAGGCCACGCCGATAAGGTTCGGGTTCCTGATCTTAGGATAGCCGTGTTCGGGGCGTCCGGCGTGGAAGTTCCCACTTGTACAGAGGTAACGGAAGAAAAATCGATGCCTTGAGCAGTCACAGTCAAACCGCAACGGCTGCGCCAACAGCCACCTGGCGGCATCCTCTGAATCCCGGTTCGCGTCGTTCACCGCAACGTCGAAGAGCGGCAGCTTGACCAGGACGTGATGCCGGGTCAGCTTCGAGGCCGGCCCCGCGTTGGTAATGACGTGCAGCTCGCCCTTGTTGAAGCCAGCCGGGACCGCGTGGTGAATCTCGCGAACGGCCCGCTTGCGATCCGAGCCCTTGCCCGGGGCGAGATAGGCGCCCGATAGGTCGATGACCTGCCGGGCCGTGATTCCGCCCGAGCCGAGGCGTCCGCGCAGTGTTTCGATGTTGCGCCGAAAGGCCGCGAGATCCGCCGGCGTGATCGGGCGCTTGACGCCTCCGAGCGTGGTGTGCAGGACCGTTCCCGCGTCCCAGTTGCGCCCGTCGAGGCGCTTGGGATCGAGGATGATCGAGCCCGGCCCGCGGTCTGCGGCTTGGCGCTCGCGCTTATCGGCTTCAAGTCGCTTGCGAGCCTCGCCAAGCGAGCCGCGCACCGAGCCGAGCCATTCCTTGCCGCGCTTGGGGTCCGCGTCACCTTTGATCTGTCGCGCCATCTAGCCCGTCCCGCCCGAGTACCCGGTCGCGCGCTTCATGATGGCAAGCTGCGCCTCTGTCGGCAGGCACAGCTTGCGCTCGGTTAGCTCATCGTCCACATGCGAGAGACCGGCCGAGGCCATAACCACGAGATATTCGTCGCGCCGCCCGTAGACCCGCTCGGATACCAGGGTGAGATCGCGCCGCTCGTCGGGCTTGGTGTCGTACCAAATCGCCGTTTCCCACGGCTTCGTCGCCAGCGCGAAGCGTCGCACCATCCGAAAGAATCCGCCCGCGCTTTGGGTATCCATCCTCAGCGGTCCCGCACGTCCCAATAGGCCGCGGCGGCGGCTTGGTCAACCTGATAGCCGTGAACGAACACCGGATTGATCTCCCACGGCGGAATGCCCGCTACCGTCACGGCTTGGCCCGCGAGCAGGTCATCGGCCAATGATGAGGCCGTCTCGAGCACGTTGGTTCGCGCGTCCCACCCGTGCGCCCATAGGCACGTTGCGAGGGTGGCCACGGCTTCGTTGCCGACGTGCTCGGCAAGGCGATACTGACGCCCGCGTTCGTTCACGCCGTCCGGTTCGATCATGCTCGCCGGATCGGCCCGCCGGGCGCGCTCGGCAAACACCAGGCGCGGCGAACCATCGTCGAGACGATCGGATCTCAGCACGTTCCAAGCCTCGATCGCCTCGCGGATGCGCGCGTCATCGAACGCCATATCCCGATCGTCAACGGCGATGTTGGAGATCACCACGCAGCCCTCGCGCCGCGCCTTGTGCTGCGCGGCGACCACGGCGAAGGTCAGGATCCCGGTGTCCTCGTCGAGTGCGGAGAACAGGGTGGCGGGCGCGCCGGAGAATCCGCCGATGGTGCATTGAATGCCTTGGATGCTCACCCCTCATCCTCCGTAATCACCCGCCCGTTACGATCCACCACCTTCAAGAACGGATACCCCGCCGGGTCTTCCGGATCCGCGGGATCACCTTGCCCGTCGTTGGGCTCGCCCGGCTTGGGCGCTTGGTAGAGCGGCACGCTCGCGCGCAAGGTTAAATCCAGGGTCAACAGGGTGAGGTTCTTCGCATCGGTCGGCACCAGCGAGGCCGGGGAATCCGGCATCACGACCTGCACCGGCCAATCGTTGTCGATCCCGGCGAAACGGTAGGTCGCGTGAAACGTGCGATTGGGCAGGGCCTCGAACCACAGCAGCAGTTGAGAGGCCAGCGAGCGCGCGGTTTGCTCCTCGTGCGCGGCAATCGCCATCTGCGCGCGGATGTCCGAGACGAAGGTGCGCAGCAGAAACAGCCGGTCCTTGGGATCGCCGTCGATCACGACATACTCGTGCGTGGCGATGGACCGCCCGGTCTCGGGTTGGGATTGGGTGACATCCTTGGCCATCGCGGCGAGGATGATCGGCATGGTGTAGGGCGAGGTCGGATCCCCGCGCGAGTCGTCCCGCATCCAGGAGGCGAGCATGTCCTCGGCAAGATCCACCATGCGGGCCGGCGCCCACAGAATCTGTCGGCTGAGCGGACGCGTGACGTACTACCCCGAGAGTACGCGCGTGGTCCGGGGCGACTGCCGCAGTTGAAGAAGCGCGCGATGTAGCGCTCGAAACCGAGCTTGACGGGTTGATACATCAGCCGAACATCCGTCGCAGATAGGCGTCAACGGCGGGATCCGTGCGATCGGCCGCGCGCTTGGGCTTGCTCGGCATCGGCAGGCTATCGAGCGCGAGGAACGCCTCGGTATCGGACTTAAGCCGGTGCAGCGCGCCGGCGGAGACGATCAGCGGCCCGCGCGCGGTATCGAGTGCCGGCGGCTTGCGCGCGATCTCCTCGATGCGCTTGCGCAGTTGCGCGTTTTCCTCTTCGAGCGAGGTCAGAGTTTGATCGGCGAGGATGCGCCCGGCGTTGGCTGCGTCCAACAAAGCCGAAACCGCCGAGAACTGCTCCTCGAGGATGGCCGCATCCAGGTCCGCGCAATCCATCCCAACCGCGCACACACCGCCCTCGCACAGCACCGAGTCGAGTGTGTAGCCGCGGTTGGTCGTGAAATTGGGCTCAAGTACGTAGTCGAATCCGAACAGCTCGGGCTTGTTCTGGTCGATCGCGGAGGAGAATCCGCCCGTGCGCGCCGCGTAGAGCTTGGCGGAGATCTGCCCGGTCTGTGTGGGCAGGAACTCGGCTTGATGCTCGACGAGCCCGTCCAGGGTGGCGTGCAGGGCCGTGGTGATCAGTGCCGGCTCGATGGCGTGCGCCTTACCGCCGGCAATCCCGCCTTCGGCCGGGTGCATGCCGAACTTCAGGCGCGGCCAATGGCCGTAGAAGCCGATCATGTCGCGGTTCTTCACCCGCTCCTGACACGCCGGCCCGTTGATGGCGGCGACCAGGCGCGGGATGTCGAAGTTGCGCGGCTGTCCGGTGTGGTGTCGGCCGCGCTCCGTGAGGTTGTAGGTAATCCGGGAGGTCTGCATGCTCGGCTCGGCGTGAGGCGTTGCCGAACATGCTAAGGTGCGCCGCAGTGCGGCGGGAGTGCGGTTTTCCGAGCGGTTACGGCATCCCTGCGGCCATCAAGCCAGTGATGACCGCCGTAACCCAATCATCGGCCGGCGCCCTTTCAGCCATCTCAGAGATTTGCTCCTCGGTGAATCGGTTTTGGTATCGCTCCGCCATCCGCGCGCCCACCGCCTCGCCGCGATACGCGCCGGCTTCTCCGCGGATCTCGCGCATGGCATGGCCGCGTTCGATGAAGGCGCCTGCAAGTGCGCCGGTTGAGCAGACTGCGGCGATTTTCTCCGCCTCCAGAAAGTCAGGCTCTTCTTCCATTGAATCCCAGCACAGATTCTCTTGAGCGAGCATCCGCGCTGCGCCTCCGTCCTTGTAGAACTCGTACATGTTCGCGCAGACAAGATGCACCTCCTCGCCTGTAAGCACCGCGGAGGATGCCTGAGCGGCGTGCGCCGTCGCGAAAAACAAGCCGATGGTCATGGCGATTGATAGCGTCATGGTACGTGTCACGGTCTCTCTCCTTGATGGTTGACGCGGGGGCGTCCCGCCCTGCCAAGCCTAGCACATGGTGGAAATCCTGCCGAGAATCGGCGTGCCCTGCGACGGCGGCTCAGGCCACGTCCGAGAACATCTCTTGGGCTTGCTCCACGGCGGTCTTGGCTGCGCCGGGGTTGGCGCCGCGGCTTTCGCTGATCATGTAGGTTGCCTCTTCGCGCAAAAAGCACTGACAAATAGCGTCCCAAATGTCCGGTGACGGAAGGCCCGCCTTCGCCATATTCTCCTTGCTTTCGATCTTGTAGCGTGCGCGCTCGTCGAAGTGAAACGGTACGCGCGACATCTGATCGAGTAAATCGCGCTGCCATCCGCTGCCCGCGACGATCCCGAGCCTTCCCTCTTTCGCGGCTCGGCTCGCATGAACCATCGCTTGCGCCCGGCGGTTGAAGAAGCGATCGACGTCGCGCTTGTTCCAGCACGGTTTACCCCACTTCACGCGCCGCACCTCGTGCCCGAGCGTTTCGAGCCCTTGGCACACTGCGATGCCCATTCCTCCGGCGTCGACCAAGATCGTCGCGTCTTCGATCTCGGATGCCGTGTGGAAAATCGCGCCGGTGAAGTCCTGAAGATTCCGGCTATTGGACAGGATCGGTATCGCCATGACCTGAACGCGCCGCGCATCCGGCCCGAAGTCACCGTCACCGCACACCTTGGCGACAACAGCGACCGACTTATCCCGGTACTCGCCCGCGCCCACGTCGCAGGAGATGATTATTCCGTAAGGATCGTCGTCGCGGATCACCTTTCTACCAAGGCAAGCCTCCGACGCAGACCGTCCAAGGAGGTAATCGTCGCGTTGCTCCGGGAATTCACCCTTGACCTTGATCGTGAATTCTTGATCCGTGTACTCCGCGCGCTTCTCCTCGATGAACTCGCGAGAGACAAGCGGCGAATCGCGCGAATCCATGCGGATTGAATTCCAAACCCCGCCGCTTGCCCTTGATAATGCGTTGTGCGTGTCGTAGAAGAACCCGGACGGGCGCGTCGGCTGCGACAGCAACACCATGCGGTTGCGCGCATCCGTGAGCGCGCCCGTCATGACGGAGTAGTTTGGATCGGGAATACCGGACGCCTCGTCCGCAATCACCAAATACCAATCGCGGTGCATGCCGGCGAGGTTCTCCGGGTTTCCGCGCGGTGCGGTTTTCGCAAAGACAAACCACGTCTGCTTGAAGTTCTTGACGTAGACCCGCTCGGCCTCGATCGTCACATAGTCGACGATCCAGCGATGCCCGCCTTTGGTCCGCATGAGATCCAGGACGTCGTTGATTTCCTTCCAGGCAATGTTCCTGACTTGCTCTATCTTGGGTGCCGTCAGCATGGTGTTGCTTTTGGGGTAGCACAGCAGGTGCCACAACGCCATGACCGCAATCGACCGGCTCTTACCCGATCCGTGCCCGGAGCGCACCGTCGTGCGACTGCCGGGAGGGGAGACGGAATCAAACAGTTCGTTTTGCTGCCCGGTCGAGTGCATCCCGACCACTTCGGCGGCGAATCGCTTCAGGCTGAACGCATAGCGGGCGGCGAACTTGACGTAGCGAGGATCATCAATCAGGCGCATCGTCTGCGCCGCGCTCCTTCTTCACCGCGGCGTCCATTTCTGCGGCAGTCCGCATTGCGAGGTCATACATCGCGTTCAGCTCATCGAGCGTCGCCATGCCGGCACCGTCGTCGCTTGCAACCGCATCCAAGCCCCACGCCTCGCGCTCGCCTTGTTGTCGCGTTCGGATCGCATCGGCAAGGGTCTTCGCCGTGCGGGCCAGCTTCTCGCCGTCGGGGCGCATGACGACGGATGTCGAGTCACCTGGAATCGTCATCTCCACGATGGACTCCAGCGGAAACCCCGCGCGGTGCTCTTGCCACTCGCGCCTGTGCGTATCGATCACGTCGGCCCGCAAATCAATCGACTCGAGGTCGGTAACTTTGCGCTCTTCTTCGGTAACTCCGGACTCCCGAAAGCGCGCATCGGCCTGCGCCTGAGCCCGCTCAACGATCGTCTTCAGGCTGATCTTTTTGGCCCAAGACTCTTTAAGTGCGCGCTTTCTAACCGCTTTGTCACCGACGGTCAGCTCCATCTCGCGCACGATCCACAAGTAACCCTCGCGCGGATCCGTCTCCCACTTCGCGCGCACTTCGGCCCATTCTTTCGGCGTCATCATCCTGCGCCGCTTGACGACCACTTCCTCACTCACGCCGTCACCCGCTGCTGTTTGGGTAGATCCATCGTAATCTGCTCCGTGTTGGAGAACTTCGCCGAGCACTGCAAGTGCAGTCTGTGCATCTGCAAGCGTGCGGCGTGCGCCGCTTCAGCCGCGCTTTTAGCGCAATGCAACAGGCGATTGCCGGCGCGCAGATCATCAAAACCGGGATTGATCTCGCGCACCCGCTCAACCATCGAGTAGGTCTCCGAGGTTGCATTGCACATCGTGGAGATCACCGATCCCATCGCCTCCAATCGATCGTTCAATCGTCGCAGGATCAGCATGTCTCGGGCGCGGGTGTTTTCCCACACCTCGAAGAGCCACCCCGAGACCGCGCGCTCTTGAGACAGGCGTGCATCGGTCTCCCAGTCGTCGGAGAGTCCGAGCAGGTAATCCGAGGACACGTCATAGAGCTTTGCGGCCTTCACCACCAACAACATCGGCACGCTTTGGGTATCGCTCGCACTTTCGACCTTGCTCAGCTTCGAACTATTTCGATACCCGAGCCGGCGCGCAGCCTCCACTTGGGAGAGATTGCACAGCTCGCGCGCGGCTTTCATTCGGGATCCGACCGCCCGGACCAGATCGCAGGTCTGCGCCTTCTTCGTCGTCGCGTTGAACGTCGGTGCCGTCGTCATCGCGCCTAGACTCCCACCGCACGCAGGCGGTCACGCTGCTCTCGGATGGACTTGCAGGGCACGCACAGGCCCCACGGTTGGCGCGCCTTGATCAGCTCATCTCCGCAATCACGGCAATGCGTCGCGTGCAGTGCGCAGGCGGGTTGTGCCGCAGCCGTCACGGTCCCGATCGAGCGATCGAGATCCGCCTCGATCACCGCTTGTGCGTTATCGACGTATACTCACCCNNCTCGCAGCCTCCTATCCAAGCGTTGAGCGCCGACAGATCGGCGGTCTCGAATCCGATCCGATACATCCAAGGCGCGAGCATCACGGTCGCGTTCCGCGGCGCGCACAACTCCCGCATCCACGCCACCTCATCGGCTGACAGCAGCATATCGCTGCCGTAGCGCTCCCATCGTGCCCTGAGCAGATCGACCGCTTTGTGATCGGCATCCGTCGCGTATGCCTCGCATTCGAGGATTGCCTCGGCCGGATCGTCGAACCAATCGAAGGCTTGCCTGATCTCGGTTTTCTCGCCGACTTGCGGTTTATTCGCTTCCGATCCTCATCATCCGTAACAACAGCCAACGGGCTACCTGTATGCACATTATACAGCGGCATGACTCACCTCCTCCGAATTGATCTCGACGTACTCCATCCCTGCATGCGAATACACCCACCGCGCAATCAACATCGACTCGCCCCAGCGCTCGGCGTGCTCTGTGCTTGGCTTTGGTGCGACAACGCGCATGACGCCGGCCTGTGCCAATTTCGCAGCACACCGCGAGCACGGCGGCATCGGCCACACATAAGCCGTGCAGCCTTCGAGCGACTGGCGCGCGAACAGTAGCGCGTTCTCCTCGGCATGGATGACGAGCGCCAACTTCATCTCGCGGTCCCGCAACACCTGCGGATCGTCCGGCACATAGCGCGGCAGGCCGTTGAAGCCCGTCGCCACGACGCGATTCTCCCGATCGAGAATGACGCACCCGACGCGTGTGCTCGGATCCTTGGATTTCGCCGCAACGGCGCGAGCGAGGGTCATGCCGTAGTCGTCCCAATTCACAGTCCGATCCCCATCAGCGCACCCAGCGCCCAGGCGATGGCGACCAAGGCCAGCATTCGCACCCGGCTGCACCTCGGCCTCTCGCTGATCGCGCGCAGCAGGACCAAGCATTCGTGGATCTCGGTGTCCGTCATGCCGCAGCCTCCTGCCCGTAGAACCGCGCCAGCGCCCGCTCGACGAGCCGCATGGCGCGCCTGTCCCGAACCATTGCCCCGGTCACCCGCAGCAGCGTCCAGCCCGCCAGAGCCAATTCAGCGTATTTCTCGCAATCGGCCTCGAAGCCCCGTGGCCTGACGTGCCGGCCGCGGGTCCAGGTGCCGCCCTCGATCTCGACGGCGACCAAGGCGTCTGGCCAGGCAAAATCGATCTTCCAGCCTCGCTCGGTGCTGAACCGAAACTCGCGCACGGGTGTGGGGAGGCCGGCGGTTGCGAGTTGGTTCGCGAAGAGGGTTTCGAGGGGGGTATGGCATTTAGGCGAACCGGCTATCGAAGCGATGCCCGAGAACGAGATTCGTCCCGAACTGAGGGGTCTCGCCGTGCTCGAAGCGGGCGGATCTGGCCGCGGTTGCGGATTGAATCAGCCTGGCGCGCAAAGACACATGACTGTCTTGCGTTGTCATGACCCACCCCGTTCCACGGAGTAACAATCAACCCACACAAGCCGCTTTCTTCATCGCCTTGGGATGGAGTTTCAAAGTCGCATTCGTCGCAGCCAAATCCGTAGTCCCACGTTCCAGAGCACTCATAAACATGCCCGGACCCGATTAATCCGCAACGAGGACAGACAGGAGAGGTTTTCTCCGCCAACATCTCCATCGGATCGCCGCTGAGCAGCGCCGCCCTGCTGTTGCACAGTTGATACCCGGAATCTGCGACTTCGCCGTCCGGCTCCCCGCACAGCGCGAGCTTGAAGCCATCAAACTTGGCATCCTTGGTAGTGCGGCTTGGCTTGATCTCGTACCAGCCAGGGTGCGCCTTGCGGTGTGTAGACCTTGAAGTCCGGCAGATACCACCCCGCGTCGCCGAGATCGAAGCCCTCGGGTTCGTACTCCCACTTCAGGCCAAGAGCGTCGAAAAAGATCGCCCAGCGCGCTTCCAGGCGCGAGCGAAACAGATACCCGCGATAGCTGGTCTGGATTGCTTTGATTCCCGACATACCAACGCCCTTCTTCTTTCGTTAATCGCCGAAATCGCCGAAAAACGCCGAGACCTTTTCGGCGATTTTGAGCCCCGTCGTTACTGGTCAAACTCTATTGTTGGAAAAAAGGAGGTATACCCTCTCTCTTTTCCTGCAGAATCCAATGGGAGTACCCCCCCTACGGCGAATTGCCGACAATGGCCTCGGCCCAGCAACGGCGCGGCGCAAAATCGCCGACGACATTCCGGCGATTTTCGGCGTTTATCGGCGATTATTCGCAGCGTGTTCGTTTTCAATGGTCTCGCTCAATCACGACTCGTCGGGTTGCGTGGCGACCCATGCAACGCGCTTGCGCCCGCGGTTGGCTGCGGTCTTGATCTCCATTTGCGCGGCATCGCAGGAGCGCTCGATCGCTTCAAGCACCTCGACTTGCTCGCGCGGACGCATCGCATCGAACGCCGAGGACTTTTTTCCAAGTTCACGGGCCGTAAGCCCCCTCGAGCCGGCCATGCGAATCAGTTCGATGCAGCGATTCTTCACGCGCGCAAAATCCGAATCGGCGATGTTGTCCATCGCCTTCTCGACCATGATCGAGTCGCAGGCCATGGCGTAATCCATGGCCCACTGGAAGTGGGTATCCGTGATCGTGCGGGCGGATGCGTCCTCTGACATGGCGACGACCATGGATAGGCGCATGGCCTTCTCAACCGTCCGCCCGAGCAGCACCTCGAGCCCGTGACGCTGAACCGAGTCCATCTTCGCGTTGATGTCGTTCTCAAACGCGCGAATCGACGCCATGGCGCCTGTCGTGAAGTCCATGACAATCGGATCAGGCGCAACGTCAGAAGGCATGATCAGATGGACAGGAACCCCGCCGATCACGCTCGCGCGCGATGTTTCGAGCATCCAGTCCGTCACGGCATCCGGAACCGCTTCCGTTTGCGGATAGACAGAAGGCATGCGGCCGATCGGTGACTCGCACGTCAAAAAGCGCCCGAGAAACCCGTCCGCGATCCAGCGTTGAGACAGTGCGGGGTAGAACGTGCCAGGCGTCGTCATCGACAAAAGCATGATTGACGGGTTGCAAATCTTGCGGGATTGCAACGCATCGCGCTGCTCCTTGGTCATCGACATCAGGCTGTAAGATGTCGGCCTAACGATCCCGTGAGCACGCCCGAAGACCTCCATCATCATCGTGATGGCGTCGGATTTGATCTGATTCCCGAACGCCTGAGCCGATTCCATCAGCTTTCCGAACTCGTCGATCACGCCGACATGAGCTGGTCTGTCCATCAAAGACGAGAACACCGCGCCAGGCGAGGTATACCCGGACCCTCCGATCATCGATTCGAGCCCCGCAGCCGACAGCACGTTTTCGACGATGGTTTTCCCGTGCTCCTTGCCGGATGCCGTGATCGCGATCCCCAGGAACCACAGCATCGGCCAATTGTTCAGTGTGGTGCGGTAGCGCCGCGCCATCGGCGCCATGGCGGCAACGATGGCGGACTGCAACGCGAGATGGGGTTGAGGCTTGTGCGCGGTACGCAGCCCCCAATCAAGAATGGTCCCGATCACGCCTGGTGCTTGATCGATCAAGAACGACGGGAACTCTTGCTTGCTCGACGGTGCGTAGAGCGATAGCGCCGGAGCGTCCGAGGCATCGCTCTCGGTGGCAGCGGCCAGCGTCGGAGCGGCGAGCCCGATCGAGCTGATACTCACCAGCTTCGGCACGCCGTCCTTGTGGCCGGTTTCGTATCCGCGACGAATCGTGGCGCGCTCGTGTTCCAAGTTCGCCGGAGCCAGCTTCCCCGAGGTATTTGTCGGGCGCATCTGCGCGACAAACTCCTGAAGAACGAAATCCAGCGCCTCCACAGGCAATCGGTCACGAGCCGCAAACGTACCGAGCTTGAATACCTCCTCGTTGCGTCCGAGTTTCGGGTCGTTGTGCGTACGCAGAGCGCCGTCCCAGGCCAGTTTGCGGGCCTTCGGCTTCCACTGCGCCTCGTCTCCGACGTGGATCACGTCATCGATCGGCGTGCGACATTGCGTATCGATCACGGCGGCATCACCACGAGCTGCCGATAGATCGATGCCAAGCGCATCCGCGAGTTGTTGCAGACCAACACGCGCCAATGGCGCGAAGTAGGTTAGCTTGTGCTGGTGCGGCGGGTTGCACTTCGTATTCCAGCCCCACGGCAAGCGCACGTAGCGCACCGGGTTGTTCCCGTTCTTGTCGGCCTCTGCGATGTGCCCGATCCCTTTGACCGCCGCATGCAGGTGGATGGCGAGGCTTAAATCCTCGATCGGCTCGGCAAGCCTGTAACCGACCTGCACGTTCGGCTCGCCGTTGACCTTGAGACTGGTCTCAATAATCCATGTCGGCTCAATGCCTGGGATTGGGGATGCGTCGTCCAAGACCAGCGCAAACAAGCGCGAGAAATGCGCCTTGGTGCGGCTCACGCCTCCGGATGCGTCTGTTTTCAGCGTCGAGACGCAGAAAAAATGATTCCATCCGACGTGATTCGGGTTCTGATTCTGGTAGTGCTCGGAGAACACTAAGCCGCCCCATTGCGCCCCGCTGGCCTGGTGCGGATCGGTCTTGAACTGCGCAGTCCAAATGCGCTCGTCGGATCTGATCGTCCCGAAAATCGCGTCGAGAAAATCGCGGTTTCCGCGAATGCTCAGATCAAGCGCCGCCATCATCGGCCCGCTCGCGTGGTGCGCATTTCGAATTCGCTGTTTAATCTGTCCATGGCATTCACAGAAGACTCTGAATCTTGTTGCTTTTGCGTTGGTTATCCAGAGCCCACATTGGCCGCAAATTCGTTAAAGCCCATGCGGCTAGAAACTCTTCGTCTTCTGTAGAGCTAAACCTAAAAGAACTAAGCGGGATAATGTGGTCTATGTGCCATTCTCCGGCATTGTCCCATGACATTCCGCGAACAAATTGCTTCTCGATGTGCCATTTAAGCTCATCAAGTGTATAGCCAAGCGCCCTTGACTTAGCCTTAAACCCAACCCCGCGGCGAAGTCCGCGCCATATTGATGCGCTAACCCTGTTGCTGAGCATTCCTTCCGGCGCTTTTATCCTCCTTGCCGAATTTATGCGTCGCTTTTCTCGTAGTTCCGGCTTTGAGTTGCACTCACTCCTCTTTTTGCGCACATCATCCCGACTGTTCCTAGCATTCTGCAAAACCCTGTTTCTTTCTTTGACTTCCGCTCTCTCTAGGCGAGCTCTAATTTTATCTTTGTTCGCGCTGCGCCACTTTTTCGTGGCCTCCCTATTTCGCTCTCTCTTAACCGCCGTTTTTTCGGCGTCAGTCATGTTTTTTAGCAAAAGACCAGTTTTAGACAGCGCTCTAGAGAGCCCCTCCTTAAACGCTTTTTTTTGTATTTGCTCCTTGCTTTTATTTGTTGCCTTGATGATTTCGTCCCAAGGGCGATCTGCGTACATGCTGTGCAAATCGGATATTTCTTTTGATGACCACTTCGCGCGTGCTGATGCCGCTGGCTCGCGCGTGTTAAAATTAGAGCCGGTCATTGCCTAACCTCTGCTGTAGGTTGGTAGTGTCAAGCCGGCCCCGGGTGTCTCACCACCCGCGGCCGACGCCCTCAAATTCCGAAACGCCTCCCCTACCTCAGTCATCAGCGCATCCGCGCTCGCATCCCCGTGCCGCTTACGCCACCGCGCGATGCGTTCGCGCCGTGCCTCGCGTGTCGGCGTGCGCGCGATGTCCATCACCAGGCACGCGCGTTTGTGCGCCTCGGTGTAGCTCGGCGGGCGGGTCGTGCGGGCGGCAGGATTCGCAGAGGCAGCTCACGAGCGCGCCGCTTATCGGATCGACGCAGATAAATCTTGGTGTGCCTCGAACACGGCGCGAAGCTTCTCGTATGCCCGACGTTCACGCTGCGCCACTTCTTCGAGGGACTGACAAATGAGATCACTGACGGTCGTATCGCGCGCCAATGCAATCGCCTGCACTTCCGCCAGCAGACTCTCGGAGATCCGTGCGGAAACGGTCTCGGATCGGATGTCGTGTCGATTCGGATTCATCGTGTGCTCGCGTCAGGCGTGGGCATGGACCCGGGCGCCCGAGGGCATCCGGGTATGGAATAAAAAAGCCGCTCGGGGGGAGAGCGGCAAGCCGGCGGTGAGCCGGCATTCGGAGGACGAACGGGCGCCGACGTTGGATCCGGACCACGCCCCGCGCATGTCGCGCTGGTTGATGGCTCGCGTCGGCATTGAAAAAAAACCCCGCCGCGAACCGCATGACGCGCGAACTGGCGGGGCCGTGTTGCAGGGTGTCGACGCGCCCGGGCTAACCCCAGCGGAGCACGCAAAATGGGACGGGCGCATCGACATGTCAGGCGGCCCGTCTCGGGCCGGGGACCGCATCACCCGACTCGCGCACGGCCGGAGCCGTCGAAGGAGGCGTCTGGCTGCGGCTGCCGGTGTTACTCGCGCCACTGCCGGCTGGGCGCTTGGTGGGGTTGGAGGGGTCGGGGCCGAAGACGTCGGGGCGTAGGTCGTGAACGGTGACAGACCCTTCCGATATCTGCTCAAGCTCGCGACAACGCTCGGCAGGCACGCGCCAGCGACCGTTACGCCAGCTCGACACCGTGCCCTTGGAGACACCGACGCGCACGGCAAGCGCCGAGCCGCCGAAGTTGTCGATGAAGTCGCGGAGTTTGTTCATGGGGAGAGTTTAGTATTGCTGAACCGCCAGCGCAAGCGGAACGCACAAAAACTCAAAACCCGTCACAGGAAGACTAAACGCATAATCAGCTCATGAGCACACCTTGGTACACAAAAGCGCGCGGGCTGCTAGCCGCGAAAAACATCCAGCACCAGGAGCTGGCACAAATCCTTTGCGTCACGAAGGGAACGGTGTCTAATTGGCTTTCGGGGCGCCATCAGCCCACGATTAGCCAACTAAGGAAAATAGCCGACGTGACAGGAGTTTCGTTGATAGAGTTGCTGGAAGATGATGAAGGTTTCGTGCGAACGCAGGCAGAGCTGCGGCTTTTGAGGTCGATCAGACAGATCCCGGACGACAAGCGCGACCAGGCCGAGAACTTGATTTCCGCCCTCTTGGCGGAGCTTTCGAGGTCGGAAAAAATCTAACCCCCCCAGAAACGCCACCCAGCGCCAGGACACAAAGCGCGCACAGCACAAAAGTTCAGCGACATCAAAAATCGCTGAACTTTTTTCTTGCTTTTGAAGTTTTGTTTAACTAAACTGCGTCCCAGAAGTTCAGGAAAACAAAACTACGGGAGCAAGCCAAGTGCACGTCTACTGCATCGAAGCGCCTCACGGCATCAAGGTCGGCGTCAGCGTCAACCCGCAAGAGCGCATCCGCAACCTTGAGACCCAGGGCGGATTTGCGGTTTCGCGTACCTGGATCTCCGAGCCGGCTCGCAACGCCTTTTCGGTAGAGCGCGCAACCCATTCACTTCTCGCTGAAAGCCGCTCGGTCGGCGAGTGGTTCTCGTGCCCCTTCGAGGTCGCCCTCGGAGCGGCCCAGACCGCCATGACCGCGGAGCCCGCCAACTGGCGCGAAGCCGCTCGGTTCGAGGCTTTCTCTCGCGGCGTCTCGATTCGCGAGATCGCCGACAAGATGGGTGTCACACCCGGCGCCGTCGGTCACTGGTTGTCGGGGCGGCGCACCGCCTCGGTTGAGGAGGCCCAGCAGATCGCGCGGGCCATCGGCGTAAGCCTCTGTTCGCTCTTGATCGAGCCGGCAGACACCTTCGGAGCCGACCAATGACCCAGACCAGCACCACCGGCGATCGCATCGCGCAACGCCTGGAGCGCACCGGCAGCAGCCAAGCCGACCTAGCCCGCGCCTGCGGCATCACGGCAAGCGCGATCTGCCAATGGATCGGCAGCGATACCAAGATCCGCCCCGCCAACCTCGTAGCCGCCGCCGACTTTCTCGGCTGCGAGATCCGGTGGCTGGCGACCGGGGAAGGCCCAGAAGAGATGGGCGTATCGGCCAACGCCATTCTTGCCACGCTCGATGAAGAAAGCCGCGAGTGTGCGATTCGCATGCTCACCGCTTTTGCCCACGCCTCGACCAACTAAGGAGTCCGCCATGACCCGCACCCCCTTGTTCCTAGCCATCGCCCTCATCGCCTCCCCGGTTGCCGCCTGGGACTCCGACGGAAGCGTCTCGATCGCCAACCGCGGCGAGCCCGTCATCACCGGCGTCGTGTTCAACGGCGCCCCGCGCTGCGACGACGTGACCGTCTTCGTGGCCGGCAACGCCAGCGTCCGAATGATCGGCCTCGCCATCGACGGCACGTCCTACGCCATGGGCGAATCCTTCGAGGCTGCTGAGGGGATCCGGGCTCTCAACATCGACCCGGACGCCATTCGCGCCTTGAAGTCCGGCAAGAGCGCGGTTGTCGGGACCGACCAAGGCGAGCTGAACATCAGCCTTCGCGGCTCGCGTGCCGCCCTGAACGACGCCTATGACGCCTGCCGCTCGGGCCGATAAGGAGATCGCCATGACCCACCAACCCCACATCGCCACCCGCCCCTGTCTCGTCCCACCGCTCAAAACCGAGACCGAGCGCGCCGAGCTGGAGCGCCTGACCCGGATCGCCGCGCCATTGATGGAGTCGATCCCGAGCTCGCTCGAGTACCGTTTGGAGGCCCTGCTGCTCAAGGCCGCGGAAATCTACGCCGACCGCGCCACGAGGGACTTCCAATGATCGCTCACAGCGAGACCTTGAGCCGCCCGCTCTACACCGAGCCGTTCCGCGAAATGGACCCCGCGCGCGTGCCCAAGCCCGCCCGGCATCCGCTACCAGCCGCGACACGATCCACTGATCGGCATGTTTGACACGAGCCGCCCGCTGGCCACGCGCACGGCGGATAAGCCGCGGCCAGGCACAAGCCACGCCTACGCAACCCCGGCGCAGATCGCGCAAGCCGCCGAGGCGCGCAAGGCGATACCGCGGCCGATCAAGCCGCATTCGATCGGAAGCCGCTGTATCGCTGCGTTGCGCGAGGCCGGCGAGAAATGGACAACGACCGCAGAGCTGGTGGACCTGGTGAACAAGCATCGTCCCGATCACTGCGCGGTTGCGACGCTCACCAACATCTATACCGCGCTCAAGGCTCCCCGGAAACGCGGCATGATCGAGACGCGCCCGTCCGAAACCGTCAACCAAGGCATTGAATTGAGGATCGCGAAATGAACGAATTCCCGATGATTGTTGTGCTCATGATTTTAATCGCGACCCTGGTCGGTCTCATTATGGTCTTGACCGATCGCGAAATGGACCGTGAATTCCCGCCGATTACGCGCAAGCGCGAGAAGGCGCGCATGATGTCCGAGGAGTATCGTCATGGACGTTGACCACCTGATTCAGTACCTCGACACCGATCTGTCGATGGCGACCCTGCGCGAAATGGATCGCATCGACCTGTATCGTCTGCGCGAACTGCTGCACCACTGGCACGAACTCGCAGACCGCACCTATCGCGAGCGCCGCGCGATGTCGATCGAGGAGGAGTCCGAATGAGTAAGACGACATACTACGCCGGCACGGTCGGCGAATTGCGCGCGATCCTCAACGGCGTGCCGGATGAGGTCCGCGTCGTCCGGCGGTTCGTCGGCGACAATGAGCCGCAGATGTCCGATTTACTGGCTCCGGTTACCGTGGAACTGAAGTGGGCCGGAAAGCCAAGCGACGCGCACTTGGTGCGAATCGGCGGGGATTGCGACAAGTGAGCATCTACCGCGAGGCCGCCCCGGAAGAGGCCCGCAATGCCAGAGACCGCGCATACAGCGAGGCCATGCGCGAGATCAAAGCCGGGCGCCTCACCTACCCGCGAGCCGTGTGCCGGCTGCGGCTGCAGTACGGCAGGGCGTGGAGGGAATTGGAAGAGCCCGCGTATGAGTGGAAACGCGAGCACGACATGAGGCATTACCGATATTCAAAAGAGGCATTGGCATGAAGATCGAAATCGAAATTGAAATACCGCAAGAGATGATGGAAGCCGAGCTACTGCGCGCATCGAAAGGACTTATCGCGACAGAATCGTGGTCTCCTGGGAAGTTGGTCGGCGATATGGCATGTGAACTGAGACGAGAGATGCGCAACCAGATCAGTGCGCAAATCCAGGCACTCGATCTGACTGCCGAAATCAAGACCATACTCGCCGAGCACGCAATCCCGAGAATCCGCGATGCCGTCAAGCGCGAACTCGCCGCAGAGGCTAAGCGCGCCGTCAAGGCAGCAATGGACGAGCGCAAATGAGCTTGGCAGGTGCACAGGCGCGCTTGGCGTGAATTGGAAGCCCCGGTATACCAGTGGAAGCGTGAACACGATAAGAGGCATTACCGCTATGTACCTGAGTCCGCATAACCGCCAGGCGGCCGCCCATCAGCGCGAAATCGACTTGCGCGACGTGCGCGAGATGGCGCGCGACCTGTTCGCAGCCGACGCGCTCAATGCGCTTGAAATCGCTGCAGAATCATTGCGCGAGGCGATCCCGAGCGCGCTTGAATGCCGCCTTGAAAAGCTCTTGATCGACGCGAGCGACATGATCGCAGACCAGCGCATTAAACAATTGGAGAGGATGCAATGATCGACCACATCAGCCAGCTGCAACAGCAATACGCATCGGCCGTCATCGCCGCCGAGAAGTTGCGCGAAGCCGCATTTGAGACGCCCGAGCCCGGCATCGTCGAGGCGTACTTCGAAGCCGCCCGCTCGCGCGACGAAAGCCGCGCTGAATTGCAAAAAGCGCTCTGGTTCGCGCAGGGTGTCGCGGCATGAGCGACATGGTTGCATTGATGCGGATGCGCGCCGCAGAGGATGACGACGCCGAGGCGTTACTTGACCATGCCGCGGACTCGCACAACGGTGACGAGTTCGAGCACGTCGAGCCCGCCGCAGAGCTTTGCACCCTGCTCGACGGCATGGACGACCTGATGATCACCTATGCCGACCAACGCATGATCGACGATCCGGTGTGGGCGCAGATGAAGGCCCATCGGCAGGCTCTTTTGGAGATGATCTGATGAATGAACAAGCACCATCCCCCCTCGACATGGCCGCCTATGCGCTCACGCAGGCCAAAGCCGCCGAGGACGCGGCCCGCGAGCATCGGCTTGCGTGCGAGAACACGCTGATTGAGCTGGTCGGCGTGAAGGAAGAAGGCACGAAGTCCGCCAAGACCGCCTTTTACAAGGTGAGCACGGTCGGCAGTCTCACCCGCTCGCTGGTTCCGAATTGGCGCGAGTTGTTCGACGACGACGCGATCGATGCGGAGAGTTTCAGCGCCGTGCTGAAGATGGAGCCGAAGCTGTCCGTGAGCGGATTGAAACAGGTCGCCACGGCGAACCCCGAGGCGTATCGGGCGATTGCTCGGGCGATTGTGAGCAAACCGGCGAAGGTCGCCGTGAAGGTTGAACTCATCGAAGCGAAACAGGAGGCGGCGTAATGGCGATTTCACTCGGAAGTATTCAGAAAGGCGGAACGCGAAAGCCGCCGATTACCGTGATTCACGGATCTCCTGGCATCGGCAAGACAACGCTTGGAGCGGCTGCGCCAAGTCCGGTCTTTATCCGTACCGAGGACGGTATGGGAACGCTCACCTGCGATGCTTTTCCTGTTGCAGAGACATTTCAGGACGTACTCGATGCACTGACGGCATTGTTCTCTGACCCAAAGCACGGCTATCAGACCGTCGTCATCGACAGCTTGTCGGCCCTGGAGCCATTGATTTGGTAAGCGCGTAGCTCAGGACAACAATAAACAGAACGTTGAGGATCNCGGGTTTCGGGAAAGGCTACGTCATGGCACTGGACTACTGGTCTCAATTCTTGTCCGGTGTTATCGCGTTGCGCGATCAGCAGAACATCCTTCCGATCATGCTTGCGCACAGCGAGGTTACACGCTACGACTCGCCAACGAGTGAGCCTTTTGATCGCTACCTGATTCGGCTTCACAAGCGCGCGTTTGCGCTGATTTATGAACGTGCCGACATTATCGGATTTGCCAACTGGCAAACCATGATCGTCAAGGATGATGTCGGCTTCAACAAGAAACAGGCCAGAGGCATCGGCACCGGCGAGCGGTTGCTTCACTTGATCGAGAGACCCGCTTACATCGCCAAGAACCGCTACGGGATGCCGGAGACGATTCCGCTCTCGTGGCAATCCTTCAGCGACGCACTGAGCGCCGCATTCCCTCAACCAGAAGCACAACCAACAAAGCCCGCGAAAACCGCGGCAGGAGAATGACATTGGCTTTCCTAGGCGGAACGTTTGACGCAGCAACCATCCAACCCGGCGGCGCAATGGAAGTCATCCCCGCGGGTGACTACCGCGTGATGATCGTGGACAGCAGCATGGACCCGAGCAAGAGCGGCGGGCAATTCCTCAAACTCACGTTGCAGGTGATCGACGGACCGCATGCCGGCGTGACGCTGTTCGACCGTCTTAACCTCGTGAACAGCAACCCCAAGGCGGTCGAGATCGCGCAGCGCACCTTGTCCGCCATCTGCCACGCCGTCGGCGTGTTGCAGGTGCAGGACTCGGCGCAGCTTCACAACCGCCCGATGTCGGCGCGGGTGGCCTATGTCGAGGGAGGCACCCGACCCGACGGCAACGGCGGGTTCTACGGCCCGAGCAACGAACTGAAGGGCTACCGTCCCGTCTCGCAGCAGGCTCAGACGCAGGCCGCACCGTCNCAGGCTGCGCCTGCTCAACGAGCAGGCACCGACGCACGGCACCCGCTGCGGCTGCCCAGGCCGCGCCCGCGGGTACCCCGCCTTGGATGACCAAGGCTGCCTAGAGTCCCCAGTCTCGAGCCCGCGAGGGCTCGGGAGTGGGTCTTAGGACCGAACTCAGGACAGGAACACCAATGGCACCGATTCCGAAAACCATCCCGGACCCAACGCTCGCAGCCGTTGACGCAGCGATCGAGACCGCGGAGAACGCGCAAGCCTCGCGCCCGTATCTCGGCATGAGCGCGCTCGGGCAAGAGTGCTCGCGTGCGCTGTTCTATGGGTTCCGGTGGGCCACGGCCAAGGCGTTCGACGCCGTGACGATCCGGCGCTTCCAGGATGGGCACCGATCCGAGGCCATCATGATCGATCGGCTTCGCGCGGTTCCATGCGTGACCCTTTGGACGGAAGATCCGAGCGGAAACGGTAAACAGATCGGGTGCGTTGACCTTGGCGGGCATCTGCGCGGCCATCTGGACGGGATCATTCAAGGGCTGATTCAGGCCCCCGTCACGCCTTGCGTTTGGGAGCACAAGTGCGTGAACGAAAAGAAGCAGGCGAAGCTCGTCTCTCTCAAAGCCGAGAAGGGCGAGAAGCAGGCCCTCGCCGAGTGGGATGCGACATACCACGCACAGGCCCAGCTTTACATGCATTACCAGGGACTCACCCGGCACTACCTCACGGTGGATTCCCCCGGCAGTCGCACGACCGTGAGCTGTCGCACCGAGGCGGATCCCCGTGACCGCGCTCAAACTCATCGAAAAAGCCCGCCGCATCATCACCGCAGCCGAGCCACCGGCGCGGATCTCGGAGCGTCCGGACTGGTGGTCCTGTTCATTCTGTGACCACAAAGAGACTTGCCATCACGGCGCGATCCCCGCCGTTTCGTGCCGCACCTGTTCGCATTCAACCCCCGAACTCGACGGCGACGCCAGGTGGTCCTGCGCGCGGTTCGGCTGCGATCTGGACACCGAGACCCAACGCCGCGGGGCCGAATGCCCGGCGCACGTCTTTATTCCGGCACTGCTGCCCTGGAAGGCGATCGACGCGAGCGAGGATCAGGGCTGGATCGAGTATCAGCTACCGGACGGGCGCACGCTTCGCAACGGGCCGGGCGGGTTCGCCTCGCGCGAGCTGGCGGCGAATGTGGGGTTGTGCATGGATCCGGTGGTGGGCGCTGCGAAGGAGACGATGGGTGCGGAGGTGATCGCGTGAGTATGATCCTCCGCCCCTATCAGCGCGAATCACTCGACGCCCTGTACGCCTGGTTCCGTGCGAACCCGACAGGCAATCCGATGCTGGTCCTGCCGACCGGAGCCGGAAAGGCGATCCTGATCGCGGCCTTGATCCAGGAGGCCCTAGCGTCTTGGCCGCAGACGCGGATCTTGATGATTACCCATGTCCGTGAATTGATTTCGCAGAACGCACAGAAGCTGATCAGTCTTTGGCCCCAGGTGCCGATCGGGATCCACAGCGCAGGGCGTTCGCCGCAAAGACGCCTATCAGCCTGTGATCTTTGCGGGGATCCAGAGCGTGTGGAAAAAGGCTTGGCACCTCGGGAGCTTCGATCTGATTTTGATCGACGAGGTTCATCTCGTCAGCCACAAATCAGAGGGCATTTATCGGAGCTTTCTCGACGACTGCATGAAAGTGAATCCCCGCGTGCGCGTCGTCGGCTTAACTGCCACGCCGTTTCGCACCGGCCACGGCTCGATCATGGAAGGCGAAACCCCTCTGTTTCACGGCATCGCCCATCAAGTGAAGATGCTCGACCTGATTGCGCAAGGGTATCTGTCGCCCTTGATCAGCAAGCGCATGGCGACTCAGATCGACCTGTCCGGCGTGCAGATCAAGCAAGGCGAGTATGTCGCCGGACAACTTGAGCGCGCCGTCGATCAGGCGTCGATCACCGAGGCCGCGCTGGATGAGTGCCAGCAGTACGGGGTAGACCGCAAGAAGTGGCTCGCCTTCTGCGCAGGCGTTGCGCACGCCGAACACGTTGCCGAGGCACTCAATGCGCGCGGTATCAGCGCCGGGTGCGTGACCGGGAAGACCCCGACCGCCGAACGAGACCGACTGATCGAGCGGTTCCGCCGCGGCGAGCTTCGGGTTTTGTCCAACGCAAACGTGCTCACGACCGGATTCGACGTGCCGGACACCGACATGCTGATCATGCTCAGACCAACGCAAAGCCCCGGCCTCTACGTGCAGATGATCGGGCGAGGTTCTCGCATCGCCCCCGACAAAGAATCGTGCCTGGTGCTTGATTTCGCGGGCAACGCCATGCGTCACGGCCCGGTAGATCAGATCGAAGCATGGACCCCGCGACCGAGCGAGCGCGGTGGCGAGGCGCCAGCTAAAAGCTGCCCGGAGTGCGAGACGATCTGTGCAACGGCGGTGCGGACGTGCCCGACGTGCGGCTATGTCTTCCCGTTCGACGCGAACCCAAAGCACGAGGCCCACGCGAGCGACGCCCCGATCCTCTCCACCGACCTCGCCCCCCGCCTGGAGCGCCACGAGGTGACGGCCGTCGAGTACAGCTACTGGCCAGGACGCGACGGCAAGCCCCCGACCTTGCGCGTGGACTACCGCGGCCCGCTGATGCGGATCGCATCCGAGTGGGTCTGCTTCGAGCACATCGGCTATGCGCGCAACAAAGCCGTTGGGTGGTGGGCCATGCGCTCGGCAAATCTGCCCGGCGAGCGGATCCCGGCCACGATCGACGAGGCCGAGCAGCGCGCAAAGACCGAGCTGCGCCGACCGCTTGCCATCACCATCGACACGCGGCCCAAGTACCCTGAGATCCGAGGCTACGAATGGCCCGAGGAACAGCTCCATGCAGCTTAACCCGATCGAGAAGAACAAAATTTTGCGCGCGTTGGAGCGCGCCATCGAGTGCGTCGATGTCCAGCACGCGGACCCGCTCAAGCAAGCGCACGGCATTGTCGACGGGATCGAGACCCAAAGCCCTTGTCGTTTGTGTCTCGATTTTAGCGCAGGCCATTGCGCGCGGTGGAAGCAGGAGATTCCGCCGGATTGGCTTGAGAAAGGCTGCGACCAGTGGTTGGATACAGTGCCTTTTTAATGGCTAACGCGATGAATATTATGGTAAAACTGCGCGGAACGGGTGGTGGAACACCCGTCCCGCTTGACACTATCAGCCTGTTTCGGAGGCCGTTATGCCCGCGCTCGATCCTAGCAAAGTCTGCTTTAGCCTGTAACGAAGAAAAACCCCTGACCGAGTTTTAACCGGCACCAGGCCATGTCTGATGGTCATCTCGGTAAATGCAAAGAATGCACAAAAGCCGCTGTACGCGCCAACCGTGCTGCAAAACTTGATTACTACCAAGAATATGATCGACGCAGATCCCAGGAAAATCCAGAGCGAATAGTCGCGCAAGCTATTCATAGAAAAATAACCGCTAATCGCACAACTGCTGAAAAAAGCCGCGAAATTACGCGCAGGTATCGCGCAAAAAAGCAACACGCTTATGTTGCAACAAGTAGATTAAATACGGCAGTTGGTTTAAAGAAAATCACAAAACCTGAATCATGCGAAATATGCAACTCAAAAGATAGGGTTGAAGGCCATCACCATGATTACTCAAAACCTCTTGACGTGTGGTGGTTGTGTGATCACTGCCATAAGCATATTCATAGAATGATTAGATCGGCAGAAAGAAAAAGAAAAAAAGAAGGCGTTTATTGCGAAACATTGGAGGCAAAGGCATGAAACACAACAACCCGGAAATCAAAACCGGCGACAGCTACCCCGGCGTGAACGTCCTTCACGCCGCATCGGATCGCGCGGTTGTGTTTTACACCTGCTGCGGTCGCACCGCGCGGACGCGCATGGATGTCTTGGAGCGCCACGTCCGCACGGGCCGCGAGGTGTGCGTCCAGTGTGAGCGCGCAGCAAAGCGCGCCGCAGTTGAGGCGTCGAAACATGCACCGAGGCGCGGAGCCTACAACGATCAGCCGGGCGCCGTGATTCACGGCATAGTCCGCGCGGTTCGCCACGATTGGTGGCCGATGGTCGGAGGGATGGGGCGATGACCCACGACGAACTCATCCGGTATCTGACGCGCACAGACTACCCTCAATTTTCTCGCGCGCATAACGCCGAGATCGCCGACAGGCTTGATCGGTATCGTGAAATCATCAGCCGCTGTGAAAGACGCATGCCGCTTGATTCGTGCTCGGCTCCGGATGATGTTCGGGAGTTGCTGCGGGATATTGCGGAGGCGCTGAGATGAGCCTTTCATGCACATGCCACGACTATGACGACGCAGAATGGTGGTCGTACGGCCCGGATGACTACTCGACGCTCAATACCGCGCGTCGCAAGCGCTGCAAAAGCTGCGGCACACTGATCGATCTCGGCGCGACAGTCATTCGCTTCGAGCGCAATCGTCAGCCGCGCACCGACATCGAAGAGCGCATTTACGGGGATGGTCCGACAATCCCTATGGCCGAGTGGTATCACTGCGAGGCGTGCGCGGATCAGTATTTTAATCTGACCGAGATCGGGTTTTGCGTTGATCCGACAGACAACATGCGCGAGCTGGTGCGCGAGTATGCGGCGATGGCTGCGGAGGCGAGGAAATGAACGACCAACAACGCTGCGGCAACTGCCGCTATTTTAGTCCGCAAGACGGGTTATGGGAGAGCATGTGTGTGTTCGGCGTGGATCGCATCGCAACGCCACTGCCGCAGTGGGTGAAAAACGCGGTCAACAAAAGCGGGGACAACGGCGTTGACGCGGACGATGGCGCGGAATGCGAAGCATGGGAGGCGAAGCCGTGACCGACATAGACAAAACGCACTTCACGATCCACAAAGGGCTGAAGGATATGCTCGAAAAAAAGACTTCAGCAGATGACAAAATCCGCGCCGCCTGGGAGCGGTATAACGCATGCGTCGACAGCGACTTGATGCCGGATGTCCCTCCGGTCTATGAGCGCGGGTATCTGGATGGGCAGGCGAGACTCGCGGACGAGGTGAGATCCGTCCTCGACCAGCTTGACCGGGTGGATGCAGTATGGGGCGACGGAGCGACAATGCAGGAATGTCGTGATCGTCTGCGTAAGCTGGTGACGCCATGACCGACAACAACATCCGCGCCGCATGGGCAGAGTACAAAAGCCCCAAATGGCCACAAATCCTCACGGCGATGACCGATGATTTCGAGCAGGGGTATAGACGCGGGTACGCCGCGGCGACTCATCGTGATGTTGTTGTCGAGCAACTGAAAGTGCGGGCAGCCGCGCTGCAAATCGAGCTGAGAGACGCCCTTATGATGGCCTACGGTGCGCGGATGAATTGGCCTGAGTCTGCCAAAGAGCTGCTGGAGATGGGCGAATGAACACCGCTCTACTTCTAATGGCCGAACACAACCGCGCCATCCTCCCGCTCGAAGAAGTCGCCGCGCGCTATCTCGGTCTCAACGAGCGGGTTGCGCGGGCGAAGGCGAACAAGGGCGAATTGCCGTTTCCGGCGTTCCAGCCTGGCAGCCAGAAAGGCCCGTGGTTGGTGAATATTGCGGATCTTGCGGCTTGGCTGGATGCGGAGCGGGATCGGGCCGGGCGGGAGTGCGCGAAGAGGGTTGTGTGATGATGTTGAGAATTTGGAATCTTGGAGTAGATGTCAAATGGGCGAAGTCCGGCGAATGGACCGTGACCAAGCGATTGAGAAACATCGATATCCAGTATGGGCTATGGCTTTGGATCGGACCTATACGACAGGACGGTATTGTCGCGTTTGGTTTCACAGTCGGCCCTTTGAAGATTTTTTTTGGGATGCTGAATCAGTGATCTCGACAAACTCCACCCGCCCGCCCTTGCGCCGCTGCATATTGACGTACACCTGAAGCGATGACCACGAGTCATGCAGCGTCACCCGCTGAATCTCTGGTATCGTCCAGCCTCTTCAAGTATGCAACAGCCCTACGCGCTTCAGTGGTATAATTAAACACCAGCAAACCTGAGAGAGATCATCAGCACAATGGCTACAACACTGATACCAATGGAAGGAAAAAGGTTTGGCCGCGTCGTTGTAATTAACAGGAGCGGATCGGCGCAAGGCGGGCAAGCCAAGTGGAATGCCGTGTGTGACTGCGGAACGAAGTTTACTGTTAATGGGTCGTCGCTTAGGCGCGGGATCACAAAAAGCTGCGGGTGTCTTAAAGACGAAGTGATAGAAGCGCAGAGGCGGACAGGCCCGATCGGCGAAACAAGAGAAGAAAAGCGAGCCAGAATTGAGAGCTTTGATTACTTGTCCGATGCGTTTTCATACGACAAAGACACCGGGAGGCTAACATGGAAGATCATATTTCCAGGGAGAACAGCAGGCAATATTGTCCCGCAGAACGGATACGCCAAGTCTTATGTAAACCTCTCGATTGAGAAGATAGGATTCAAGGCGCACAGGGTAATCTGGGTGCTTATGACTGGATCCAGGCCTCCGCGCGGTATGCATATCGATCACATTGACGGAGACGCGACAAATAACAGATGGGACAATCTTCGTCTGTGCGAGCCAAAGCAGAACGCCAGAAACTCAAGGAAACCAAAGAACAACACGGTTGGCTTTAAGGGCGTTGCAAGATCATTGAATAAATTCAGGGCGTATATCTGCGTTGACAGAAGACAGATTCATTTGGGCGCTTTTGACACTCCGGAGGAAGCGCACGCAGCTTATAAGGCCGCGGCGCTAAAGCACTTCTGCGAGTACGCCTGCCTTAACAGGTAGGATCGAAATCGACTCTTGATGAGGATCGTTTCATATTCACGTATATCTGCAATGATTGCCAGCTATCGTGCAATGAAACCATCTGTATTTCAGGTATTGTCTTTCCTTCTTCAGCTAAGAGGGAGCAGCAGTGCCTTCTGAGGTCGTGGAAATGAAGATCCTCAATCCCGAGGATCTTCATATTCCGCTGCCAATACGTCCCGACCGTGCGCGCGTGGTATGGCAACAACCGATCCTCTTTCGGATCGCGCCCCGGTAGCGCAAGGATCGCGTCGATAACCGACAGGAATCGATCCGTGACCAGCATGGCCTTATCGTTTCCCGCCGACCCGTCCGGGTGCTTGAGATCCCGGATCAACCAGGTCCGATTCTCGCGATCGAAATCAGACACACGCATCCGAAATAGCTCGTCCAGCCGTCGGCACGAATAGATCGCCGCCCATAGGATCAGGTGCATCGGCGGTCCAGGGTTGCGCCTGGTGCGCGCCCATAGCGCCTTGAACCGTTCAGTAATCCTTAATAGTTCGGCGTCGGTCGGCCGACGCTTGCGCCGATTCGGTCTCGAGATCATCCGCTCGGATCGGCAAACATCGGCTGCATCAACGATCACGACTGGATCGACAGGGACGCCGAGCGCTTTTTTGGCGTAGCGGAAGACGACACGCAACCAGATCAGATCATTGGCGACCGTCGCGCCTCCGGTCCCAGCCTCGCGCCTTCGCTGCACATGCTCGATGACCTGCTGTGTCGTGAGCCGCAGCGCCGGGGCGCTCGCCAGATCGAAGGATTGCAATAGGGACAGATGCTGCCCCTTCGATCGCCCGAGCGGCTCGATTGCCTCGCGCGCTTTGACGTAGCTGCGAATCAGATCGCCGACCGTGACGCCCGCATGCTCGGCTCGGGTTGTCGCGGACGGGTCGCGCCGGATCTGTTCCTCGCGCTCCGCTGCCCACGCCTTCGCGGTCGCCTTGCGCGTGAAGGTTTTTGCCTCCGAGAATATGACCACCCCACCCCGCTTGATGCGGATCTGGGCAGTGTATGCCGTCGTGCCGTCGCCCCGCTTGCGCGCTACGATAGTGGCCATGCTGTCGCCCCATAAATGCTACGGGGCGAGCTTGTAGCACCTGCGTAGGACGGCGGCAAGAAAAATATACCTGGAACGATGCTACACAATGACGAACGATGCAGCGCGAACCGACAGCGATCCCGCGCAGAATCTGGAAACAGGAAGCGGATCAGATATGTGGCGTTTGAGCGTCGCGCCCATGTTGGACTGGACCGATCGGCACTGTCGCTATTTCCTGCGTCTCCTCAGCCGGCACACCCTGCTCTACACCGAGATGGTCACGACGGGTGCGCTGATTCACGGTGAACCCGAGCGCTTTCTCCGCTTCGATCCGGCCGAGCATCCGATCGCGCTCCAACTCGGGGGGGCGGACCCGCAGAACATGGCGCGCTGCGCACGGATGGGCGCCGATCGGGGCTACGACGAGATCAACATCAATGTCGGCTGTCCGTCGGACCGGGTGCAGAACGGTCGGTTCGGCGCCTGTTTGATGGCCGAGCCGAGGCTTGTCGCGGACTGCGTGGCGGCGATGAAGGACACCGTCGCGGTGCCGGTGACCGTCAAGACGCGGATCGGGATCGACGATCGCGACAGCTACGGCGAGCTGTTGGACTTTGCCGGCACCCTCACCGATGCCGGCTGCGACGCACTCATCGTACATGCGCGCAAGGCCTGGCTCGCCGGGCTGAGCCCGAAGGAGAACCGCGACATCCCGCCGTTGCGCTACGACGTGGTCGAGCAGCTCAAGCGCGATCTGCCGAACCAGACCATTGCGATCAACGGGGGCATCAAGACACTGGACGAGACCGCCGTGTTTCTCGAGACGCTCGACGGGGTCATGATCGGTCGCGAGGCCTATCACAACCCCTGGATCCTGACCGAGGCGGACCGGCTGATCTTCGGGGATGATCGGCGCGCACCGACGCGCAACGCAGTCCTCGACGCCTTCCTGCCCTACGTGGAGCGCGAGCTTGCGGGGGGCACGCCGCTGAGCGCCATGAGCCGGCACATCCTCGGTCTCTTCCAAGGCCAACCCGGCGCGCGCGCCTGGCGACGCCACCTGAGCGAGCAGGCGCATCGCCCGGGCGCAGGCGTCGAGGTCCTGACCGCCAAGCTGCCGCCCGAGCCGCAGCCCTAGCCGGCTGGACCTGCGCGCGGCGCCATGGACTGGGTCAGCCTCTCCTTGCTTTGCGCCTTCAGCCTGGCGAGTGCGGACGCCGCAACCAAGGCGTGGCTGCAAGGCTTCTCGGCCCGCGAGCTGGTGATGGTGCGCTTCGGCGTCGTGGGATTTCTCATGACGCCGCTGCTGATCGGCATGCCGCCGGTACTGGATCTGCCGGCAACCTTTTGGGTGTGGATCGCGGCCTTAATCCCGCTGGAAATCGTCGCAATGCTGATCTACATGGCGGCGATCCGCGACCATCCGCTCTCGCTCACCCTGCCCTACCTGGCCTTCACCCCGGTGTTCGTGATCGCGGTGGCTTGGGTGCTGCTCGGCGAGGAGGTCAGTCCGCTCGGCGCAGCGGGTGTCGGGTTGGTGGTGGCCGGCGCCTGGCTGCTCAACGGCCGACACGCCGAACGAGGCAACTGGCGCAGCTGGGCACGTCCCTTCGCGGCCATCGTCGAGGAGCCCGGCTCGCGGATGATGCTGGCGGTGGCGGCCATCTATGCCGTGACCGCGACCCTGGGCAAAGGGGCCATGCGATACATGGACCCGGAGTTTTTCGGGGCCTTTTACTTTGCACTGTTGGGCGCGGCCGTTTGTCTGCTGATCCTGTTGCCGCGGCCTCGAATTCTGTTCAAGCTGGCGCGCCGACCCGGACCTGTCCTGCTCGTCGGTGTCCTGATGGGGCTGATGGTCTACACGCACTTCCTCGCCCTGCAACAGATCGAGGTGGCCTACATGATTGCCGTCAAACGCACCAGCCTGCTCTTCGGCATCCTCTACGGCGTCCTGGTCTTCCGCGAGAGCGGACTCTCGACCCGTCTGCCGGGCGGTCTGCTGATGCTCGGCGGCGTGGCGCTCATTGCGCGTTAAACCGCGCCGAGCGCGGTATGCGATGTCTTTAAGATGGGATCGACCCCGGCAGATTTGACGACCGCTGGAGCCGACGCAGTTTAAGCTATTAAAAATAATTTAGCGAGGCTTCGCCTCAGACCGGGTGCGACCGAAACTGATGCGCGGCGCGTTTCTGTCATGCGGCTTGCAGTGCGTTGGCGCAGTTCTCCCAGTATTGCTCC